CCAAATACGCTACCAGTTACATCGCCTGTGATGTTAATAGGGTATGTAGCACCGTCAATTAATCCACCTGATACATCTGTACCATTTACCCAGCCAGCACCGTCATATTTTAATACTTGTCCTACTGTAGGAGTGTTAGATGTTGTATCTACATCTTGTAGTGCATTAATTGATTTATCTGATAGTATAGTTGCATCGCCTGGCATCCAGTGACTCATGCCTTGATCCCAAACTAATGCTTCACCATCATTTGGAATATGTCCTGCACTTGTAGTATCTACATCACTTAAATCATCTATATTTAAATCGGAGTTAGCAACGTCTACTGCAACACCACCTACTGTAGTTCCGTCACCTACATAAAGTTTCTTAGTATCTGTTGTATATATTATTTCGCCTTCAGCTGGCACCGGAATGCTCACACCGTCAAGTGTAAGTCTTTGTGCATCAGTGCCTCTTCTTAATCGCAATGCCATTTTATCTTAACTCCTAAAATTTAAGTCTACATATGTATTTATCACAAAAGGTCTATTTCCTTTTCTTCATAAAGATCTTTGTACGCTTAGTAATGTCTTTTTTTACACGTTCTATGTCAACTACAAAATTAACACTTTGAAGAACGTCTTCGTACTCGTCCATTAGATCTTCCATACTTTGCTCAAATGCTTCAGCGTTATCACTAATTGATTGTGTAGGGTCGTTCTCAATTACCCATATTTTACCGTCTGTAAACGTGACTTCCACAGCCTTAATGTACTCAGTAGGAACGACTTTGATGTCGATATTACCAAGTACTTCAGGCCATTTGTCAATTACTTGCTTGCTTAACTTATTTTTCTTAGGCACTTTGAGCGGACTTCTTACTAGTTTTCTTCGTAGGTACTAGTTCTTCCGCTTGGCGCCTTAGTTGAGCAGCTTCTTTGCTTAGTCTATCTGCTTGTGAGCGATAAGACTTAGCTAAATCGTCATCACTTAATACACCGTCTGTTGATGTAGGTGCTACTGGTGCAGCTTCAACAGGCTTTGTTATTGACGCATCTGATTTATCAACAGGCGCATTTTTTGGTTGTAATGCTAATGCTTCAACTGTAACACCTTTTTGCTTTGCAATTGCTTCATTTAATTCTGAAAGCATTACAGTATTTTTCATATCTGGTGTCATTTCGATCTTGTCAGTTGGCATCTTAGCAAACTTACCTGTAGCAGCAAATGCTCTTAGCATGTTTCTACCATCTGGTAAAACAGCTCTGTCCATTGCTTCTGCTAGTTCGTATGCTGTTTGACCTGCATTACTTTCAACTAAGTTCATTAATGCATCGTGTGCATCTGACTCTAAGCTATCAGTAAATACTACCAAACACTGATCTGATTCTTTTGGTACTACACGGTACGCTACTACGGCCCGTCTTTTTGGGTTAATCTGTCTTCCAATATGTTTCATATTATTCTCCTGTTGGAGCCTTTTCAGCTTCTGATTGTGCATCTTGTTGTGCTTGTACAGCGTTTAAAAATGCTTCTAATTTACTATACACTGTTCCGACTGTAGTCATTTCGTTGGGCTTAAATGCTCCACGTGTAGATGCAACATCAATGATTGATTTCATTGCTGTTAAATCTTGTACAGTAAGATCTGGTGCGGGTGCTTGTTCAGTAGCAGGTGTTGCTTCTGTGTTTGTTTCGTCGCTCATAATTTATAATCTCCTATATTAATATATATGCGTACTTTATTTATTTGTACTTCAAATGTGGACAAGCCAACATGAAATAACTCGCTTCTTTTGGATCTTCAAAACCTACTTTAAGATGATCCGAATCACGCGAAAGATAATATCGATTCTTTAGATTTTCGCAAATCCATTTATCAACAGCACTTTGCATGTTGTATCTTTGATTTATTGACAATACTTCAAAATGACTAGGGCAATGATGAGTTTGTCTTACACCAAAAAAGTTTAATGGGTTAGGCTTCTTGAGTTTCATAATGTGCTGTTACTCCAAATGGTGCTTGTAGGTTCTTATCATGATGACTGTGTATTACAAATACTGTATCACAGTAATCAGGATCGCCCCAACTATCCCATGCATAACCATCAGTAAACATTAAGAACTTTTTAGGCGTAATACCTTCTTGTTCCATGTATGTCCAGTTACACATAAAGTCAGTTCCGCCACCACCCATAATTTCATAGTCGAGTAAACTATCAGCACCGTCGGCACTAAAGTCACACTCGTTATAGACCTTAGTATCAAAACACCACAATTTAATATTGTAGTCTCTGTACTCGTCCATAATACCTTGTACTTCACTTAGGAAGTCTCTACCTTGTACATCACCAATTGAACCGCTCATGTCAATTGCAATACAAATATCTATTGTTTCAGCAAAGTTCATACCTGGAAGTATCGCACCAGTATGCCATCCTTTACGTGACGGACGACTAAATGTATAATCACTTTTAATAGTTGATTGTATTTGTTGACGCAATAGTTCACGCCAGTTCATTTTAGGTTCAGTTAATTCTTTAATTAGTCTATCTACGCCTTTAGGAATATTGCCAGCGCCTGCACTTTGCGCGGCTGAAACCATATTCTCTTTTATTTCGTCACGTATCTTTTTAAGTTCGTCTTTAGAATAAGTAGGACGACCTTCGCCCTTGCCTTCTTTACCTTTAGCGCCTTTGTTGCTTTCACTATCGCCTTCGGTCCAGTCAAGGTGTTCGTCTAATAATTCACCTAATTGTTTAAGCTCGTCTTCGTCATACTTTTCAAACAAGTCGTCATAAACTTCTTCTGAAGTCCAGTTTTCGTATTTAAAGTCTTGATAACATTCGACTAGCTTAGGCTTATGGCCAATGCTATCTCGTACAAGAATATTGTTTACAACGTAGTCCTGTGCAATGTTAGACAGCATAGCGTCTAAGTTACGGTCTTGCCATGTTCTACGTTCTAAGTGATCAAATACACAATGTAAAATTTCGTGTGCAATAACAAATTCAATTTCTTTATTGTCCATTGCGTTAAAGAATTGCGTATTAAAGTATAAGTTACGACCATCTACGGCCGCTGTAGGAATCCAATCATCAGCCGCTTGGATTCTAAGACGTGTTGCCATATTACCAAAGAAAGGGTGCTTTAGTAGTAAACCTACTCGTGCAACAATAATGCGATCTAAAACTTCTACACGCATATCTTCTAATTGCTGAGGAGTAATGTCTGGATCTGGTTGCCAGTGCTTTTTACCTTCTACGCTCATGTGCTATGTCCTTTCTAATTTATAATACTATTATACAAGATTCTGTTCTAATTGTCAACCACAAAAGTGATAGAGCGGGTTTGAACCCGCCCTATCGTTTTGCTTAAGAACCCTGTGCAGCCTTAATGTACTTACCATAACGTTCATGGAATTCATCAAAGCATTCAACAGCGTCTGGATCAATGGGCAATGAATACTGTGTTAGTGCGAGCTTAATGCCCATAACAACTAATTCAGTATCAAAGTTATCCATTGAAAAGCGCAGGAAGTTGTTGACTTTCTTATCGAAGTCTTTATCACCTTTCTTATCAGCTTCTTGTAGCTCATAACATAATGACACAGTGAGGGAATACATAGCACTGATTTCTTTACTGGTCATCTCAGTGACATTTCCTGCTAGGATATCAGTTGGATTAGGCATCTTGGACGCAACTTTACGGTGCGCCATAAACTTGACAGCCAAGCCTTCTCCTACTGATCCACTTACCAAGTCTGTGGTAGTGGTATCGTCTAGATCGTCTTCAAGCAATTCGCTTACAAACGACCATGAACGAGGTGTTGCAAAAGAACGACTTGGTGAACGAGGATCGAAATCGTACAAGTCTTTCTTTGCAAAAGTCAAATAACCTACAACATCTTTGTGTATGTTGTTAACAACAGCCCACTGGAACCAATCATCAAATGATACAGCAAGTTCTAAGTGAACAAAACGGTTGGCTAACGGAGCAGGCATTCTGTATGTAACACCTTTGTCTGCTTCACGGTTACCAGCTGCAATAATTACAACATTGTCTGGTAACTTGTAAGTACCAACCTTACGGTTAAGAATAAGTTGATAAGCCGCCGCTTGTACCGCAGGCGCCGCAGAGTTCATTTCGTCTAAAAACAAAATGATCATCTCATGCTGTGCAGCCATTTCATCATCTGGTAGTTCGGCCGGCTTCGCCCATGCCATTGTGTTGTCATTTGCACTATAGTACGGAATACCTTTAATGTCTGTAGGTTCCCAAAGTGACAAACGAACGTCAATGACGTGTGCATTTAGGTTGTCACCGATCTGGTGAACAATGTCTGATTTACCAATACCTGGGGGTCCCCAAATAAAGATAGGGCGTCTCTTTTTAATAGCATGCCCAATGCTAGATTTTGCGCCATTTGGCGAAACAGTTCGAGTGATTGCAGTTTCCATATTATATTACCTCTTGAGTTATCAGTGCTTAATTTCTAACTATACATATAGTATACACTCTACACGCTAAAAGTCAACCTTTTTCTGCAATTTTTTTAATTTTTATTGTCTTTATTTTGTCTATTAAGTGCTTTGCTAAGTCCATACTTACGCATATCACCTGAGAAAAGAGTTAGTTCGACCGCCTTCTTTTGGTTCGTAACTTGAATACCTTTGTGACCTATATAGTATGGACAGTCAATAAATTTGTCTAAGAATATGATTACTTGTGTTGTAAATGGCATATCTGCTGGAAACGGTATATCGTATGTTGCTAAATCAATCTTTGTTAACAGATCCATGCCTGCTTCAGTAAGCCTAAGTCCGCCTTCTTCTTTATTACGGGTGTTGTGCCACCACAACGGCATATGCTCCTTAACAGACAGTTCGTTATAACTTTGTCCTAACTCTTTAAGGAATATTTTGGTATAGGTTTCTTTCCAGTTCATTCGGTTACAATGGTGCCGGACTGTAACTTATATACTTTAAAGTCGTCACACCCAAATAGATCATTTAATTTATGAGCTAAGTTATGTGCATGCCCTGGATTAGAAAAACTAGTTTTCTTATATTTAGGTCCAGGGTAATTAGTTAAAGCATTTGAACTTTTTAAGTTGAATGGTTTTTCTTTATAGAACACAGCCCAGATAAATTCAGCATCTAAGATCTGCTCACATCTATAATTTTTTTTGTTGGTGTATTCTAATAATACAGTTGGTTTTGGTCTACTCATATATACGTACCTTAATTAACTACGTATATATTTATCTCTTTTTTACGTTAAATGCGTACTTATTTCCATTCCGAACCACCGTCTAATTGAACCTCTACGGGCTCATTATCGATGTTTTGTACATGCTCTTTAATAAACAGTTCCATATCACCATTAAGTCGAGACATTACTTCACCTAAAGTAAATGCAAGCCTTTTAGCATTTTCAATATCTAATCTAACATCTTTAGCTCTACTAGCGTCAGCACTCTTAACAGTTTGAATAAACTGTTGTACTGGAAACGTGTTTATAGGATCAAGTTTGTTGATTGGCATTTGATAGTTCCTGTCGCATTGTAAGGTCGTTCTTAAATGGGCCTTTATAGTCGTAGCGTTCTAATGTTATTAACTTAGGGCAAAAACTCTTTACCCAACCTTTATCAAAGTGAATAATATAAAATCCTGCACAATACAAGCTCTTACTTTTAACACTTTTAGTAAACAATGCAAACTTACGATGTACATCATAGATTACGTTGTAGGGTGTTGTACTAGTTGGAAACCCATAAATTTCTTTAGTAGTTTCAATCTTTACAGATTGATCCTTATCAAATATAGTGACACCTAATAACTTTTCTACTTGTTTCTTTGAATCATAAAAAATGACTCCGGTTTCTGAGGAAAGCATAAACTTTTCATCATTAAAACTTAATGTACCTAATTTTTCGCCTGCTTCTTCGACGATCCAAAATTTATCTTTTAGTATTGTTTTTGCTTTTAAGCTCATTTAATATATCTCGCTTGTAAAGGTTCTGCATAGTATTGAGCTTGATCAGCAATACGTTGCATATCCCATTTAGCACAGAACTTCATAAGACGCATACCAACTTGTGCTATCTCTTTAGGATTATCTGTTGCTTCGTTAATTGTTTCATCTATAATAGAACGTATTTCTGTAGGTTGTGCTGTTAAGTCGCACAGTACAACATTACGAGTATAGTCATCCAGTACACGATGTTCTACACCTTCATGATCAGTCCAGCGTTGTAACATCATGTTATTCCAATTATAGCCTTTAGTATGCTTATCAGCATATGCTTCAATAAGACCTACTTTGTTCTTAGTGCCTTTCTTACGTACACCAGGGTAAGCACTAAACACGTTGTCACTAGTGTCGCCACGCATACACTTTTCAAACAACATAAATTCAGGATCAGGTGCAGGCTTTTCTAGTTTAGTTTTCTTGTCAATAACAGGATTACCTTTCTTATCAAAGTAACCTTCGTGTGTAATAGTTAAGTCTTGTATGCCGCTGTATTGTGTTACGTTAGGTGCAATAAGTTGTGCAAAGTCACCGTCAGTACTAATAATAACATGTTTGTCGTTAGGGTGTGCTTGTACCCAACCAGCAATAAGATCATCAGCTTCTAGTTGTCTGTGTCGCATAACAGTACAGTTAGTCTTATCACTTACAAAGTTCTTAAACTCGTCAAAGATTTCCCAAAACACTGTATCTTCTTCACTTTCAGTTACAGTCATCTTATCACGTGCAACTTGTCTATTACGCTTGTAAGGTTCGTAAAAGTCTTTACGCCAGCTACGGCCTTCTAAACAAAATACAACATGTGTGCCGCTAAAGTCTTGCCATGCCTTTTTAACACTGTTAAGTGTAATATGCATAGCCATGCCTACTTTAGTGTCAATGTCACCACGTACTACATGCCTTGCACGAAAGAACGTGTTAGCTGTATCTACTAGAATATAAGTTGCCATGTTATGAACACCCCGATATACAAATTGATAAAATGTTGCCATTCTGTATGAACGCAACAAGTAGTGTAATGCCTAAAATTTCTAACATAGTTTTGCCTTTATGTAAATTATAGTACTATTATAGCACCAGATCTGGCTGTTGTCAAGCATTAAGATACTTCTGACTTACCTTTGTCAATTGGTACAACATTAATGTATCCTGCGGCTGTAGTTGGATCTTGACCTTCTTCAGTTAGCATTTGTCTAATTAAACTCTGGAACCAAGCATCAACAATTTGTTCGTTTGACTCGCCTTTATAACCTGCATCAAGTAATTGTTCAATAAACTCATTATTCCAATCGATCTCAAAGAACCCGTTCTTTATATCTTCCGGATTAATTTGTGTATCTAGTACAGCAACCCAAGGCTTTTTATCTTTAGTTGCTTGTTCTTTTTCTGCTTCAAGTGTTTCACGTCTAATTTCTTCAGACGTTTTTACCTTTTCTTTAGTTTCTGTAATTTTAGGTTGTACGCCTAATGCTGTTTTTATTTTATTCCAATTCATAGTCCTGCCTCCCTTACCCGTTTTTCCAAGTTAACATTGCTAACGGGTTTGTTTTGTTTATTTTTAAATTCATCAACTTCATGTGGACTAAGTCCCCCATGCATTGCCGAATAAGTCGATGTGTAGTCTTGGGGTGAATCTCCAACCTTGCGCCATGCAAAGCTCGGCAACTTCCTTAACGTTGAGGGTATATTCCTCACTACGTCCTCCAAGCGGCATAAGATATACCGGACAGTCGATCCCGGCGCTCCTATACTCAGCAACAGCTTTTTTGACTTCTTCAACGTCAACACTGTCAGCCACAACAAACTTAAGATACAGTTTACTACCATGAACACCGAAATACTCACTAGCAATATCAGGGTTAATAGCGTCCTCCCAAGATTCTCCGCTGACACTAAGTTTTGGGGAACAACTCCAAGTAACTTCAAATCGTTCTTGATTACTGATATAGTCTCTAAAGTCGTCTCGTAACTTTTGAGAAGTATTTGTTTCAAATGTAACATT